GAATATGTCTTCATCAAATATACACTTGATTTTTTTGCCATCTATGTCATGTATGTCCGCAAATTCGTCATAATTTATGAAAGTATCTAAGTCATTTTTAATATAATCTTTGAATTTAGGCATTTTTATTCTTCCTCTACGAAATTAAGTATTTCTTCTGCTTTCTCAAGTTCTATTATTAGGTCAATTAGTTTTGTTTTAGATATATTTGATTGAAATTCTACTCCTGCTTCTTTAGCAGTTTCTTTTAATCGATTAGCATTAAATTTTTCGTCTAGTTGAGATTTATAATCTATTTTTCCCTTTTCTGGTTTCCTGGCATCTTCTCCATCTTCTTTAGGCCTTTCTATATATTCTTCTTTAATGAAAGAAGCGACCCCTAATTTTACGAGTCGCTCCGCTTCTTCAATGTTTATGTCATTAATTACATCATTAACGTGGTATCTGGTGCCATTGTGCCTAATAGTTTCTTTTGCTTTTATGGCCACATTCAGCACCTCCTACAATACCTTTGCAACATACCAAGAATCTACTTCGTGTGGAATTGGCAATGGTTTGGAGCCCACTTGTATGAATCTTCTTGGTGGTTTCTTTGCAATCCAGGTATCAGGAACTCTGGGGCCTTCTACTGTATAGAACGTTCCTTCTTCGTCTATAAGAGTTATGGCTGCATATGCCATAGTATAATTAGCTCTAGTGCTAAGTAGAATTGTAGTCCCATCAGGTATTAAAGGTTTGGTTTCAGCTTGTTGAGGATTTGTCCAATCATCTAAGTACCATTCATTATATTGGTAAATATCTAGGCCTAGTTTGTTTATAGTTCCAACATAAGTTACCCCATTCGGTAGCTGTTTGGGTTTTATAACTGCAAGTTCGTAATTTTTAACATCTAGTACGTCTTTTACCTTTGGATGCTGCGTAAATGCATTAGCTACATCATTAGCCATGATGCATATGTCTGGATTTACCATGCCACTAATTTGGACTTTCCTGTACCATTTTTCTATATCTTCCATTGGGTCAGAATCTGGGTTAGACCATAGGTCTGTCCCTGATAATGTCTCTTTGTTAGTAAACTTGAAGTCTATATCATAGTTAAGCCCTTCCCCGATTACAGGTATTTTCCCAGTTAGTAACGCTTGAGCACACATCCACTCTTCCCTACGAGTTATCATTTCGTCTAGTTTTGCTAGGTCTTGCCCAAGTCTTTCTGCTGCCCTCTCTTCTGGTGTTCTGCCGCTATAAAGAGATTCTCCTGGAAGCCTGTTCATTAGATCATCAGCTGAAGTAACAATGTCGGGTGCCACTAATGCAGGCTCAAATATATTTGTATAATATCCTTCGTTTTCTACTGTTTTCCCGCCGATTTTAGGATGTACAAATGGTGCAAGTTTTCTATTTCCTTTTACAAAGTCTGCTTCAACTGTTTTCGTTGGGAATGTTTGAACATTCCTAAAGAATGTATCTTTAAAAAATGTGTTTACTGGTGCCATTCTCTCAATGGCTCTCATCATTGTCCTAGGTTCAAAAAGATTAATAGGCATTATTCATTCCTCCTTTATGGTTTTATACTATAGTTTTTAGAAATATGCCCAGTTTTCTTAATGCAGGTTTGTATTCTGCAATTGTTTTGCCTTCTGGAACTACTATTTTTCTCTCATTGAATTCCCCAGTCATAAATAAAACTACAGGTTTGTTTTCTCCTGCCTCTGTAACGATTGCTTCAGTTGTGATTCCATATGCCTTATTTACATCAATTTCTCCTGCTGGAAATACTACTTTGCCACTTGCATCTAATTCGACAATAGAATATTTTGCTATTGTTTGACTTTCTGCCACTTCTACGCTTTCAGTTACTACTGGCATTACATTGCCAGCAAAGATGTTGTCATATTCAAAGGTTTCCCTAAGCATTATTTATCCCTCCTTTTATTTCCACCTTCTGCTATCTTATTTACAATGTCTTCCTCTTTAGTTTCATCGTCTTCACCTAGCACTGGTGCTGCTGTGCCTTTTACGTCATTTGCATTTGAGTTTTGAGCATCTATTTTTCTTTCTTCTAGAAAATCAGTCCCTCTTTGCTTTTCCGCCTTAATAAGTTCTACTGCAAGTTTTTCAGCAGTAATCCCTGTTTCATATTTGGCATTGTTAATTATTTCTTCATGGCCTGGCATTAATAAATCATCAATAGATTTTATCCTTTCCCTTTCTGCTTTGATGCCTTCTTCTTTACCTTCATTGAAAATTGAGTTGTAAAGATCAGGGTATTTTTCTTTTAGCTCTTCTAGAGTCATATTATTTTCTACCTCCCCATTGTTTTCTATTTTATTTTCACCTGCTGTGCTATTAGTAGGTTGAATCTTGCTGTTAATAATGTTTTCTTTGAATTTCTCTACGCTACCACATTCCCTTAGTTCCTCTATTGCTTTCATACTAGGGATTGGAATATTGTTATAAAGAACTGGTGCAGTTTGATTGTCTTCGTTATTAAACATTATTTCGTCTATTAGCCCTAGTTCTAAAGCCTCTTCTGCAGTTAGCCATGTTTCTTCATCCATTTTTGCTTTTAATTCTTCCTCACTTAAGCCACTTTTTAGCTTATAAGCATTAAGCACGGACTTATTTACCTTTTGAAGCATTATACTCGTTCTATCCATAACTCTATAGTCTCCCTGTGCACCAGTAGATGCATTATGCATCATTATTTGGGCAGTAGGGCTCATTATGCATTTGCTAGCCATTGCTATTACAGATGCTGCACTTGCTGCATACCCAACTATTTTTATTAATACATTCCCTTTGTATTCCTTTAGGCTTGTATATATTTCACTCCCTATATGGACAGCTCCGCCATAAGAATTTATATATACTTCTACATCGCCTCCTGCTGCATCCTTTAATGCTTTATTCACCATATCAGCAGTAGTATATGGATATTCAAACCATTCATATATCCATGCATCTTCCTGCGGAATAATAAATCCTTTTATGTCAATTCTTTTCGCCAATACTCTCACCACCTTTTTTTATTCTTCGCCTTGAGCTTCTAATATATCCTCAAGGTCCTCTTCATCTTTCCCATTGGCCACTAGCCCTCCTTCCTTACGCAGTCTTTCCTCTCTAACTCTTTGTCTATGATTTCTATAGAAATCCCCACCAGTCAATTCTACAGTTTCTTTTGCCCTGGTACTAAACCCATTTTCTACTCTCTTTTCTGCCGCCTTAACTTCTTTAAGTGGGTCTATTTGCCCTTGGGAAGGTCCATTCCATTCTGCCTCGCAATATGCTTTTCTTATCACAGGATCAGAAAAGAACCCAGGTGCTGGAACTCTTCCTTTTGCAACAGCCTCAGCTAGCCACTCTTCGTAGATAGGTTGGCAAAAATCAGCCGCAAGCCAGGCTCTTCTCATTCTAAACATTTTCCAAGCCTCTAAAAGCGATGCTCTACTAGCAGAATATGATGCTGTAAATTGCTTTACTAGTAACTCATACGGGATCTCTAATGCTGCACCAATTTGTCTACATATCGCTGTAACAAAACCATCAAATGCAGTGTTTGGCCTTCCTGGGTTTGCATCTTTAATCGTTTCTCCTTCTCCCAGTGCTATGATTGCTCCATTTCCAAGTTCATAACTATTCTCATCATCATAATCTGCTTGGTATTCTTCAGGAATTACTTCTCCTAAAGGAGCGTCTATTGTAGAGTCTTTAGTTTCTATGAACACTGTGTACATTCCACTTACTACGGCTGCCATAAGTTCTGCTTCACTGTAGCGGCTTAATTGTTTTAAACTTTCTATAACAGGTGCTAAAATCGGGACCCCTCTTCTTTGCTCTGGTCTTTCTGTCTCCATCAGATGTAGTATATTAAATCTTCCTGTGTTCTCCCCAAATGCCTCTACTCTTATCCAGTCATTTTGGCCTATTTCAGCAGATAAGGGATGTTTCTGTGCTATATAATAAGCTACCACTTCACCGTTTTGGCCTATTTCTACGCCACCACTTATATCTCTTCCAGATGGTTTTACTAATGGATCACATATCCTGTCGGCTTCTATCAATTGAATTCTTAAATCATATGGCATTTGTGCTCTAGGGATAATAGGCAATAGTGCAAAACAATCTCCAGACATTAGTTGAGATAAAAAAGCTAATTGCTGAAGTTCGTAAAAATTATTCATTCTATGGGCATCACAGTTTTTAGAATCTGCCCATAGAGAAAATTCTCTTTCTACAAGTTCTTCCCAAGCCTCTGCTTCTTCATCGGTCATGCCTAAAAATTCTGCATCAATTTGAGCTTTTAATTGTAAGCCAGCTCCTACCACATTAGTCCTCATTGTTTTTATAGCCCCAGTGGCCAAGGGTGCACCCATGTATAAGTCTCTTGAGCGTTCTCTTAGAATGGGAAGATTTTTATCTATATCCTCTTTAGGTGAGCCTCCTTTGCTTATCCATCCAATTAGAGATTTCTTTCTTCTACTGGCTCCATGATGGCTATATCCAGAATTAAGTATCTCTAATTGTTTTCTTGCATATGTTCTTTTTAAGGCAGTCTGAGGTGAAAAAACTGCTATTGTTTTATCTAAAATATTCATATTTTATGGCCACCACCTTACTTGCTTATAAATCTCTAGGCACTACTCTCATTACCCGCCTTGGTCCTTTTCTTCCTGCTTCTAATTTTTCAACTTCATTTTTCCAGAATTTAATCTGTTCTCTTACTTCTTTTAAATCAGCTCTTCTTAGCTCCCTGGATCCTATCTTATAGCTTTGACCTGTAGATATTGTAATTTCTGCTTCTAGCCAAGAATTTAGATGTTTTTTTGCTGTTTGTAAATCCCAAGCCATAGTACCACCAACTTTCTATTTTTTTCTATTAAAAATAAGCCACCTAAATATTGTATTTTTAGTGGTTATAGTCCTTTAGATATAACTCTTCTTTTCCTTTGTCTTGGTGCACCTGTCATTTGCCTATTTTGTATATAGATATTCCCATTTTTATTTGTTTCTGCAAGCATTTCAAGATTCGGGTTTAATATTTCAAGTGCCGCAGTAGCGTAATTTCTTAAGTCAAGTGGCTCGTTTCTAGCGCCTGCTCTTTTGACCCATTCTACTTTTGGCCTTCCTTTATAATATTTTATTACTCTTCTTTCACTTGTTAGCCCTTCGAAATACATTTCATCATAGCCCTTATCTGTCTCGATTGGAAAATGGCAATATCCAGGCCCTTCAAATTCTATTTTTAATCTAGATACTAGTAACTGTTTCCCTTGGTCCACTCCTAGAGTGAATAGAGCTGCCTTTTCTCTATTATTTCTTGATACCCTGCCTACAAAAGGTACTCCAGGGCCTCCTTTTCCTTTTATGGCAAAAATCCTCCTGTGCTCCCTAGGTTTGCAAAACTTATATACTTCAGTAGTGAAGTGCCCGCCAGAGTCCACGCAAGTACAGGAAATCATAAGGCCAGTTCCATCTTCATATTTAAATTCTTTCTGTAGGTATTCGTCTAATTGTTTCCATACCGCCTCTTGCCCTGGATCTCCGTGGAATATTTTGTATTCAATTCCCCAGCTTTCTTTTTCTAGGCCCCAGCCAACCACTTCAACTTCAAGTCTATCGTCCTGGACATCAACTCCTGCAGTAAGTACAAGTACATTTTTAGGAACCTCGCAGTTGTACCTTTCACGTCTTTTTAGCAATTCCTCTCCGTCAGTTTCGGAAGGTTCTTCCCAGGATTCTCCTAATGCTGTATTGACCCATACCTTTAAGGTTTCAGGAGCCTTTTTAGCCTCTTTAAAATCTTCTATTATGTCCTCCCACCTTTTCCATGGACTGGCTAATTCATTTAGATGAAATCCTCTTTTGTTAGGATGTTCTTTTCTAGGCACCCATTTACCTTTCTGATCCTTCCATTCAAATTCAGTATATCTTTCTTTGCATTTTTCGCATTCCATAGTTATATCTTCAAATCTGATTTGTGCCCATTTTAATGGCTGATAATAGCCACAACCAGGACATGGTAAACACCATTGCTCCATAGTCGAATCTTCATATTCTGCTTCTATCCTGGATAGATCCTTTATTGTAGGGGTAGATACATATACTTTCTTCCTGTTCCAAAATGTAGTAGTCCTTTTCGCTGCAAGGTTAAGTGGATCTCCTTCAGTTCCAGCTGAAACAGGAAATCTATCTACCTCATCAGCTAGTAAAATTCTTATTGGTCTACTTGCTAAGCTAGATGGAGAATTAGCACCTACTAAAGTAATATGTCCACCAGGGAACTTTTTGTGAAGTAGTGTATTGTTTGAGTTTCTGCTCCTTGAGTCATTGACTTTGTCTTTTAGTGCTGGTGTATCCCTCAACATTGGGGCTAGTCGGTCTTTCGAGTATGCTTCAGCTAAATCTAATGTGGGCATTACCATCATTATTGGTGATGGGTCGTAATCCATAAAATATCCTATAGTATTCAATAGTATTTCAGTTTTACCTACCTGAGCTGAGGACATAACTACAACTGTTTCTATTTCTGGATCATTTACCGCATCCATTATATCTCTTTGATACGGAGCTCTTTCTGTCCTCCATTGTCCTGGTTCAGCCGAGGCTTCTTTGGATAATCTTCTGTATTTGTCAGCCCACTCTGAAACTGTTAATTTAGGTGGTGGAGCTAAAACTTTGGCTATATCCTTAAATAATGCTATAGTTTTATTCTCCACTTTCTTCATCTGTCCCATCCTCTTCTTCGTCTTCTTCCAGGTCTACATATTCATCGCCATGGAATAAGCCAGGATCATAGTCAGCTATTTCCTCCAATATGTTAAATATTTCTTCCTCTATCATGTCTTGAATGACTGATATTTCATTTCTTGCTATTAGCATTGGAGCCAGCTTAGAAGGCATGGCCAATAATTTGGCTCTCATGCTTCCCAGCATATCTGTCATTACTGATTCTACGTCTTCGGCTTTATGCATTGTGCCCTTCATTAGTGCAAGTTCAAGTTCCGCTATTTCTCTTTTAGTTTTTTCGTGCAATGTTTTTTCAAGCCAATAATCCTCTTTTTCCATTACATCGCTTTTTTGCACTTCAGCAGAAGTTTTTAAGTGTAGAACGTATTTTTGCACTGTCGGAATGAGCTCATAACTTCCGTTTTTTTGTTTGTCAATTATCCCCTCTTCCGCCAGCTGTCTTATCCTTCTTGTAGAAAGCCCAAACATATTGGCAATTACACCAGAAGTAACTACTAGACCATCTAAATTATTTACTCTCTTTTGACCCATATCTATCACCTCAAATACGGAAGGAAATGCTTGTTAAAAATTGCCTATATCTAGAAGGATTTCGGGGTCGCGAGTACCCGCACCTTTTATAAAATCCTAGAAGGACCCATTTTTTAGAGCCATGCTTTATGTGCTATACATAGGCTTATGTGAAGCCTATTAGTGCTGCACCACCTCCCCTACTTCATCTGTAATGCCTATAGCTACCCCCACTTTGTTTGTTTTATCCTTCTACCTTCCCTCTTGTATGCATTGTGTCTCATAAGGTTCTCTGGCTTATCCCCCAGCTTTATTTCTTTGCCTTCTTTTTTGTTATCTTTAAATATATTTTGTAATTTTATATACGTTGCATAATCTTTATACTTTATTATTTCTCTTATAGCCATTAACCTCACCACCTTTACTTGTTTTCCCCTAAGATTTTACTTGTGCTTCATTGAGTATTGCTGCATACATTGCTAC